TATCGTTACTGTCTAATTCGTTTTTTCATAGCGTGGAAGGGGAGGCTTAGGTCTCCCTTTTTTATTTGGCAACAAATCGCCTCATTTGACTTGTAGTAGTATGATAGTCCTAACTACATCAAATTCACCGCAGACGTTTTCGTTTATTCCAAGAGATGGATTTAACACGATGATTCTTACGGATGACCAAACGAATACACCTGTTACCGTAGCCATCACCAGTTCAACGCAAGGAGACTACATAAACACGATAACTGCAACCTTTAACTTAATCGAAGGACACTTTTACGACTTAGTTCTAAAACAAGGAACTGACATCGTCTACAAAGACAGAATTTTCTGTACTGACCAAAACATAGTAAACTTCTCAGTTAACTCAGGTGAGTACGTTTCAAATACAACCGCTAACACATACATCGTTTATGAGTAACATACACGTTTTAAATCTATCTGCCTACACCGCTCCTACAATCGAAGAGAGTAAGAGAGATGCTTGGGTAAATTATGATGGTGCAGACGGAGGCAGTTACTATCAGTTTTTGATTGATAGATACACGAACTCCACTACAAACAACGCTATTATAAACAACATCTCACGCCTTATCTACGGAAAAGGGTTGTCAGCTACTGACGCTAATAAAAAGCCTAACGAGTATGCTCAAATGATGACTTTGATTTCTAAGGATTGTTTGCGTAAGATTGCTTTAGACAGAAAGTTGTTTGGTCAATTCTCTATCCAAGTACATTACAACGACAAGCACGACAAGATTCTCAAGGCTTATCATATTCCTGTAAACTTGATTCGTGCTGAAAAATGTAATAAAGACGGAGAGATAGAAGGTTACTACTACTCTGATGATTGGTCAGACGTAAAGAAATACGTACCTAAGCGCTTCCCTGCGTTTGGATTTGGTAATGAAAAGGTAGAAATCCTATTCTCTAAACCTTATTCAGTAGGAATGAAGTATTATGCCTACGTTGACTATCAAGGTGCAGTTCCATATGCACTATTGGAAGAGGAAATTTCCGACTACCTAATCAACGAGGTTCAAAACGGATTCTCAGGAACTAAAGTGGTAAACTTCAACAACGGAGTGCCTACATTAGAACAACAAGAAATCATCTCTGCAAAGGTGTTAGGCAAGTTAACTGGTAGTAAAGGTCAGAAAGTAATCGTAGCGTTCAATGACAATATGGATACTCGAACTACGGTTGAGGATATTCCACTTAATGACGCACCTGAACATTACACATATCTTTCGGAAGAGTGTTTACGTAAGATTATGCTTGGACACAACGTAACATCTCCGCTTCTTTTCGGGGTTGCTTCTACAAACGGATTCTCGTCTAACGCTGATGAACTTGAGAACTCGTTTATCCTTTTCAATAATATGGTGATTAAGCCTTTTCAAGAGGAAATTATTGACGCTATTGATAAGATGTTAGCCTTTAACAATATCTCACTTAACTTATACTTTAAGACTCTTAAACCGCTTGAGTTTGTAGACTTGGAAAATGCTATGACTGAAGAGCAAGTTGCAGAGGAAACAGGAACTGAGCTATCGAAACACGAAGCCTTAGATAATGAGATTGCAGATGCACTTATTGACTTAGGAGAAACCCCTAACGAGAATTGGCTTCTAATAGACGAATATCCTGTGGACTATGACTTAGATGACCAAGAGAATGAAATGCTCTCTAACGAGCTAAAAAGCACTTTATTATCGAAAGTATATAACTTCGTAACTACAGGTTCTGCACGTCCTAACGCAAAGTCTGAGCAAGACGAAGTAATTGACGGAGTAAAGTTCATTACTCGCTATGTATATGCAGGTGAGACAAGTTCTAAATCTCGTCAGTTCTGTCAGAAAATGATGACGGCAGGAAAGATTTATCGCAAAGAGGACATTTTACAAATGGGCAACCAACCTGTAAATGCAGGATGGGGTGCTAAAGGCGCTGCTACTTATGACGTATGGAAGTTTAAAGGCGGTGGCAATTGTCATCATCGTTGGAATAAACAAGTATATGCAAGTTTTGAGGGGGTAGGCATTGATGTAAACTCTCCTAAAGCTAAACAAATCGCAGGTGCAAAAGCAGAGAAGTTCGGCTACACTATCAAGAACGATAAACTTGTGTCTACACGACCAGTTGATATGCCTTACAATGGCTTTTTACCTACTAACCCTATTTACGGCAAGAAATAATGGCAACGGCACTACTAATCACAAGAGACGACATAGTTCGTTTTACGGCAGTCAACGGCAACGTAGATACTGACAAGTTCATTCAGTTCGTTAAGATTGCTCAAGACATCCATATACAAACCTACTTAGGTACTAAATTACTTGAGAAGCTACAAGCGGATATTATCGCAAACACACTTACAGGTAATTACCAAAGCCTTGTAGAGACGTATGTAAAGCCTATGCTGATACATTGGTCAATGGTTGAGTATCTTCCTTTCGCAGCGTATACAATCGCTAACAAAGGCGTTTACAAACACTCGTCTGAGAACGCTGAAAACGTAGAGAAAAACGAAGTAGACTTTTTATTAGAGAAAGAGCGTCAAATTGCTCAACATTACACGGAGCGTTTCATCAGTTATATGTCTTTCAACCAAGATTTATTCCCTGAGTACAATCAGAACGTTGACCAAGATATGTACCCTGACACTACGAACAATTATACCAGTTGGTTTATATGAAAAAGAACAGACCAAAGGGTTTAAAGTATAGCCCTAAAAACACGAATGTAGAGAAATTACGAATCTATTTAAGCAAACAAGAAAATGGCAAATAGCAACGGATGGGGAGATGGCGCAGCGAACAACGCAATAGGTTGGGGTCAAGGCGCAAACAACGCAATTGCTTGGGGTGATTCTCACGCTAAATCTTGGGCAGGTGCTACTGACATTGTAGGGCTTACTACTGACCCTGCGGCTTCAGCATTTATTACGGCTACGGGAATCACAGGAGCTACTCAACAGGCAGCGATTGACAACCTTGTCAAAGGACTAAAAGCAGATGGACTATGGTCGAAGATGAAGGCTGTGTATCCGTTTGTTACTGATAATAGGAACTTGCTTGGGTATAGTGAGGATTTTGGAAATGCTTATTGGAGTAAGGTAAATACATCCATAACTGCAAACACCATTAACTCACCAACAGGGACATTGACCGCTGATACCTTACAAAATTTATCAACAGGTGGATTTGGTGCGTACTTATCTGCTGCTGCAAATATTGCTTCTCCTGCTAATACATATACTCAAAGTTATTACGCAAAAAAGAATAATAATGATTGGGTTGGAATGTATACAAGTGACCAAGGTAGCAATTACGCAGTTGCTTGGTTTAATGTAAATACAGGTGTTGTAGGCACAGTTTCAGCAGTAGGAAATTTTACATCTGCTACTTCATCAATTACAAATGTTGGTAGTGGTTGGTATCGTTGTTCTTTGACATTCACCAAACCAAGTAGTGCGAGTTCAGATTCTTCCATTATAGTTCCTAATTCAGATAATACATTCAATAGAACATCAGGTCAGAATTTATATCTATGGGGCGCACAACTCGAACTCAGCTCAACTGCTACAACCTACCAACCAATCGCAACCACACAACAAGCATACATCGCATCACAATTCAAATTCAACCTTGTTAATCCTGTTGACTCAGACGCTGCTTTCAGATTAGTATTCAACGGAGGTTGGACGCATTCAAGTAATGGGGCTACTCCTAATGGAACGAATGGGTATGCTGATACGAAGTTAGTACCTTCGTCCGTGTTATCGTTGACAAGTGGACATTTAAGTTACTACTCAAGAACAAATGCAATATTAAATGGGTGGATGATGGGTGCTGAAACTACACCTGCGGATAGAATGCAATGGGTAGTTAGAACAGATGCGTTAGGTGCTTACTATGGAAGATATGCTTCTAATACTATTGCAACTACAAACGGAACTACGTCGTTAGGTTTATCGATTATGAACAGACCAAATGTAAATAACTTAAAATTACATCAAAATTCCTCAATAATAAATACTACTGTCTACGCAGCAAATACCTTACCTACAATTGCATTGTTTCTAGGTGGCAATAATTCATCAGGTACAGGGAATGCTTTTAACAATGCTCAAAATGCTTTTACTTCAATCGGAGACGGCTTAACCGACACCGAAGCAGTTAACCTATATACACGAGTTCAAGCATACCAAACCGCACTTTCAAGAAACGTATAATGAAATTAGCAGACATCACAACCGAAGACATCACCACCTTAGTCGGACTATTGACTGAGGTGCAAAAAGACGAATTAGTCGGAGTTTACTACTCTGCTGATTCTATCTACAATCCTATTCAAGATATAGACGATAATTGGGTCATCTCAACTGAGGAAATGATTTACACCACTAACGAAGATACGTTGTGGGTAAAAGACCTTGATTTGATTCCGTATATTGCTAAACCAACACCATCTCCTTTCTAATGACTGAGTTTGTTACCATTGTAAAAAAATACGGAGTAACTGGTGTTCTTTGCTTATGGTTGTGGCACACGGATAACCGATTAAATAAAGTTGAAACTGCGCTTTACGATTGCTACAAAGAGCAGACTTTTAGACAAGCTACGAAAACACGAATAGACCTACCTGAAAAACTTTTAGCCGTATTGCCAAATGATAAAAGAACTAATAAACGAAACTCTAAAGCCTAACGGCAAATGGTCAATCAAAAGACTGTCTGCTTTTACGTCTTTTTGGATTGCGGTTCTTTACGCTATTATACCACTATTCAAGCCGTTTAAAGTTCACGAATTTGTATTTGTCGGGTTACTTACTTACTCGGCTACTGCAATAGGTTTAACTGTATGGAGTAAAAAAATAGACAAATGATAACAACTGCTCAAGCCTTAGCAAAATACGGACAACCTAACGAAACGGGAACGTATCTAACTA